CATTCTAAACAGTGGGATGTACTAGCAAAACATATTTTGGAATTTTCAGAATTAGTATTTGATGGTGATCATACCAAATTTGATAAACGTATGTTAGCTATGGTCATTTATAATATGTTTAAAATTGCTATTAATATCTTAAAGTATTGCTATGAAAAAGGGGGTCTTTACACCCCCGTTGAAATATCGCAAATGGTTCGTGCAATGCATTGCCTTGCGATGGATACAGCTTACGCTTTGATTGATTTTAATGGTACTTTAGTTACATTTCTTAAAAATCATGTTTCTGGACAAATTATGACGGTTATTATTAATTCATTTACAAATAGCGCCTATATTCGTATGGCGTATCGTCGTTGTGTTCCAGATGATTCCGGTTTAAAATTGTTTACCCAGAGAGTGTTACCAGTTACGTATGGCGATGATTTTATTATCTCTGTTAAGCCAGAAATTTCCCACCAATTCAACTTTCTTCAAGCTAAAATAGCCATGGCTTCATTCGGAGTGAAAATTACACCTGCATCAAAAGAAATGGGAGATTACACACTAACACAGCTCACAAATTTAGATTTTCTCAAACGAAGTTTCACTTTTAGTAAAGATCTTAACCGTTGGGTTGGACCATTAAATAAGCGTAGTATTTCAAAATCACTATTAATTGGGATAAAATCTGATAGCATCACGCACGAAGAACAGTCAATTTTTACGATGATGTCGGCATTACAAGAATACTTCTTCCATGGACGGGAAGCCTATGATGAATTTCGATTGCAGATTTTCGAGTGCATTGAGCACTACCAGTTGCATTATTTAGTGCGCGACCACATGTTTCCTATATACGAAGTACAGCTGGATAAATACAAAAACAATGATATTGTACATTTGGATTTACCGGAGGAACATAAGGAAACTCTCCATTTGGAGGAGCAATGTGAATGTCGTGAATATATGCGACTTAACCAAGCTCGATACCTATATGGGATCGAGCTGCCTGAACTTAGCCTTTCTGTGGATTATATTTTTAATCACAGATGGTATCACATATTCAGAAGATTCATTTTCAAAATTAAATGCTCTTATATTGGAATGAATGTAGAAGTCTTCTGCAGTTCTTGTCAATTGGCTGCGAATGACACAAAAGTTACAATTGAACCGTCTGAAGTGGCTTGCCTAGCCTCCTCAGATCAAAAACAATAAGGATTCGAAAACAAGAACAAGCTGATGCGTGTGGCACAGCACAGTGTGAGTTCCCACCAGAGTGGAACAGTACGACTACTACAAGTCACTTTTTGCACTAAGCAGGAAACTAATGAAATTTTGAGATTGTTTGAGCAATCGGAGAATATCCAATTCGTTGATGAAACAGACGGAAATTCTGTCTCCTTACATCAGATCCCTGATCAAACTCGATCTCAAGATGATTTAACTACTGCTACATTTGATCACTACCTTCGTCGCCCAGTGCGTATTTATACCAAGACTTGGAATGAAGGTGATTACCTTAAGGAGTCTTTTGAACCATGGGCCCTTTGGGCCCAACAACCTCAGATTAAACAGAAATTGAACAATTTTGGTCTTTTCCGTGGAAATCTTAAGTTGAAATTGATGGTTAATGCCTCCCCTTTCTTCTATGGCGCCGGTCGTTTGACCTATGAACCTTTAATTGGGTATTTTCGCACAGATACTGCATTCGCTCCTTCGGGAGTTGATTACGACCTCATTGGAAAATCCCAACAACGTGGGTTCGAATTTTACCCCCAATCTAGTATGGGGGGTGAAATGACGCTACCGTTTTTCTATCCTAAAACTTGGTTAGATTTGACATCCATGTCTGATTTTCAGACTATGGGAAAATGCAACTTATTTTCTTATACTCCTTTGAGTAATGCAAATTCCGTTACTACAGCAAGTGTTACTTTAACAGTTGTTGCGTGGTGCGAAGAGGTGCAAGTTTCTGCTCCTACATTTTCCCTTGCTGTTCAATCAGAATATTCCAAACTGGGACCAGTCTCCGGGCCATCTTCTGCGATTGCGGAAGCAGCGCGGTCTTTGAAAAAGATTCCTGTTCTTAAGCCTTATGCTATGGGAACAGAAGTAATCGCTTCTGGTGTAGGTTCTATTGCTAAATACTTCGGTTTTACTAATGTTCCCACTACCTCTGCACAGCATACTTTCAAACCTGGTTCACATTATGGAATGTGTACGACTGAGATTAGTACTCCTTATGAGAAACTTTCTCTTGATGATAAGAATGAACTCTCTATCGATCCTCGTATTTCAGGTCTTCCACCAAAAGACGAGATGCTCATTAGCGAAATTATCGAACGTGAATCATTTCTTTTTTCCTCAACTTGGTCAGCTATTGATGTCACGAATAAGAAATTGTTTAATTCATATATTACTCCAACTCTTTATTCATATACAAGTCAGACCACACCGAATGTCATTACATATTATCAGACACCTTTGAGTCATATATCCCGATTGTTTACCAGTTGGCGAGGTTCAATGATTTTTCGTTTCCAAGTCGTGTGCACACCCTTTCATAAGGGTCGTATTCGTATTACTTGGGATCCACGATTTAATCTTTCTTCCGCTACTGATACACAGTTGGATCAGACTCTCACCACTTCTATGACTAAAATCATTGACATTGGTGAAACT